GTAATAGAGCAGACGACGTAGTATGCTGCCATAGAATGACTAACCACCCGACCGACTGGATGTACTCGGAGCTTCATGTTTTAAAAATAAAGGAGACAGAAACTGGCGGTAGATGCACCCCGTACCAAGAGCCGATTCGTATGCGTATGGTTAAGAATAACGTAGGCTTTGAATTTATGGGGCAGGATATACTACATAGTAAAAAATCTAATATAGAAGAAGTTTTATTTTGATTACGTTTTTTATCTTATTATTTGTTTTAGCTTTTACTATAGTCTATATAGGCCATATTAATAGAGCAGAGATTTCTTTTGCTCCTATATTTGGTTTTATGGTAGGTAGTCTTTACGCTTATACTGATTACGAAGAAGGCAGAGAGCATACCCTGCAAGTATGTATAATATTTTTAAGTATTACTGTAATTTGGATAGAGACTTAGAATGGTTAAGTATAGTAGCTAAAAGGCATAAATACTGGGTTAGTATAGTTCGTAGCCTAGTAGGGGATTTATACGCTGAAGATATTACCCAAGAAGCCTATATCGCGCTATCTAAGTATAGTAATCCAGATAAGATTATAAAAGACGGTAAAGTAAGCGAGGGCTATATGTTTTTTACTTTAAGATCTTTGGCCTACCAGTTTTATAATAAAAAGAAAAAAGTAACTATAATAAGTATAGATAAAGACGAAAACTTCTTAGAGCTACCTCATGAGGACGATATAGAAGAAAATGAAGCTTTCCATAAGATTTGCCTAATGGTAGACGACGTAGCTAAAGACTGGCATTGGTATGATAAAAAGATATGGAAGCTATATAGCCAGACCGATATGAGTATAAGAAAGCTTGCTAGCGAAACTAAAATAAGCTGGGTAAGTATCTTTAATACTTTAAAAAACCTTAAATTAGATATTAAAAATAAAATTAGCGAAGATTATGAAGATTTCAAACAAGGAGAGTTCGAAAGAATCGATTCCTACAGACAAGAGAACAAAGGCCTATAAGGAATACGTTAAAAAGCATGCAGCTCTTTCTACGGGTCCAAATATCGGAGATAAGATAGAAAAGGTAACTAAAGCTACTGGTATAAAGAAAGTAGTAGATACTGTATTTGATGCGTTAGGTAAAGACTGCGGCTGCGAGGCTAGAAAAGAAAAACTAAACGAACTTTTTAGAGGAAGAAAGCCAGAGTGCTTTACGGAGGCTGAATTTGACTTAATGAAGATGGCCATAGATACTAGAAAGAATAAGTTTAGCGCAGAAGAGGTAAAGACTTACGCTAAGATATACGAACGTATTTTTAGAACTAAAGTAGAATGTACACAATGCTCTTTTAGAAATACAGTCTGGAATGCTTTAGTAAAAGTTTATAACGAATATTCTTAATATGGTATCGGGGGCTAGATATAGATATTCTTTTAGCGAGGGTAATAAGGCAGAGGATAAATTTCTTAACCTAATGCTAGAGAGAAATAATTCCTGCATAAAATCTAGCAAAAAAGACGATATAAATAAGCATATAGATTTTTACGTTAATAATATAGGAGTAGACGTAAAAGGTAATAGGCATTTAGAAACTATCTGGCTAGAGTTAAAGAACGTAAGAGGAGATAAAGGCTGGCTAGAGTGCTGCGCAGAATATATAGTATTCGATATTATAGAACTTAATTCCTTCTGCTTTTTTAAGAGAATAGATTTATACGAGTACGCTAGTCAGTTTACCGAAATAGCTAAAGATAAGAAGGACTATAAAAAAAGATATACTAGAAAAGATCGTAAAGATGTTTTAATTAAAGTAACTTATAACGATATTAGGCATTTACAAAAACAGATAATAGAATATGAGAAAAATCCAAAACCTTAAAAGTATTCAGTTTAGTAACGACTTCGAAATAGTATCTACCAGATTACTAGACTGGAAAAAGAAAAAACCTATACCAGAATTAGACGAAATGATTTCTGCAGTAACGAGCTGGTATTCCTATACGCATGAACTAGAAACTAACGAATGGTATAGAGAAAAGATTATAGAGGAGTTTAGATCGGATAAGCTAAGGGCAATAGAACGCGCTAGAAAAGCAGAGGAGAAACTAGCTGAGGTAGAGAAAGAACTAGAAAAATATAAAGTAACCTATGGATAGTTTTTTAGCTGGTTATATTGCTTTTAGGATTTTAGAATACTTTATAGTAAAAATATATTACTTTATAATAAATGAATAGCTACATGGATAACTTAAAAGGTTACGTTACTGATTCTACTACTGGTTTAGTATACGAAGCAAAGAAAGACGGGATAGTAGAAAAAGTTAAGAACTTACTAGACTCCAGATCTCAGAAAGGAATAAAAGAATACGGCACTACTCTAGAAGATAATCCAGACGGATTCTATAGATGGGTAAACGAACTTCAACAAGAGCTTTTAGACGCTGCTTTATATTTAGAAAAGATTAAAAATTTAAAATGAAAGAGATTAAATTAATTAAAATGCGAAACGATTTAAAGCTTACTCAAGAGGCTTTAGCAGTAGCTCTTTATAGGATAGAACAATTAGAAAAAAAAGTTTTTCCTAAAGAAAAAGAAAAAAATAATAATAGTTAATAAAATGTTTACTATATTAGCGTATAACTTTAAAACGAATAATTATGTTTCCAACGTATTACGAAACCATGACTAACGAGCAACTCTTAGAAGATGCTACTAACGAAAGCCTTTTAGATTACTATAGAAAGGAATGTAAGGCGGTTTTATTATCTAGACTAGAATCCCAAAAAGAAATTATAGAGCTATGATAACCTTACTAAATAACGAGAACTATTCAAGAGAAGAGATATTAGCCATGATGGGGAGCGATGAATTTTATTACGGCCACTTGGGTAAACATGCTTTAAGTAGTAGCTCTCTAAAAACTTTACTTAAATCTCCTAAAACTTATAGGAACGTAATTAAGTACGGATCTGGAGATAGTCCAGCTCTTAGATTAGGAAAGCTTTTGCATTGGGCAGTATTAGAACCGCACAAAATGGATGCCTTAAAAGTGGTAGACGCTACGACTAAGAACACTAAGATATATAAAGAAGCTCTAGCGGAGCATGGAGAAGTATACCTAAGAAAAGAAATAAGCGAAAGCGAAAGACTAGCAGACGCTCTATTAAGAAACGAAGAGGTATTAAGATTACTAAGTAAGTCTGAGTTCGAAGTACCAGAGGTAGCTATGATAGAAGGGTTACCCTTTAGAGCTAAGGCAGATATCCTTAGGGACGATATGATATGCGATATCAAAAGCTCAGCCGACCTAGCTACCTTCCGTTTTTCAGCTTCTAAATACGGTTACGATCTACAAGCTTATTTATATTTAAAGATGTTCAATCGTAAGAAATGTACTTTTATAGTAGTAGATAAATCTTCTACTGACGTAGGTATATTTGAAACGAGCGACGAATTTATAGAAGCAGGACGCGCTAAATTTATACAAGCCGTAGGAATATATAAATACTTTTTTAGAGAGGAGAACGATATAGACCAATACGTCTTAAGAGGAATATTATAACGGGATAGCCGAAAACCGAATAGAGTAGGCGTTATTTAAAAAAGGGGTTAAGAGCCTCATTATTATGTTTAATATAGCTAAAGTGGAAACACTTAAAACTTCGTCTATTAATTTTATAGACGGTAACCGAGAAGTAAGCGAAAGCCATGTTCAAAAAATGTATAATCTAATTACAGAGAACGGATTCGCAGATACTATTAAAGTAGTCAAAATTGATAATAAATTCTACGCGGTCGAGGGTCAGCATAGAATAGAAGCTATTAAACTACATGGAATAAAAGAAGTTCCTTGTAGTGTTATTGACTGGCTTAATGGAGATTTTGAAGAGATACAACAATATATAATTGATTTAAACGCTCACAATAAATCATGGTCTTTATACGATTACGTTAAGTCTTGGGCGGATAAAAAAAATAATAATTATATACATTTGAGAAACCAAATGATTTCTTATCAAAAAACTTTATCTAATGGCGTAGTGGCTTCATGTTACGACGGAATAAGCAGATCCCATAAAAATTTAAAAAAAGGATCTTTTAACTATATAGATAAGAAATTTTCAGACGATATGGTCGATTTATTTTCTCAGCTAGTAATTAAATGGGGAAGAAAAAAATTAGGTTCTCCAGCCTTAAGATTAGCTGCAGTTTTAATTATAAAAGAAAAAACTACAGAAGATAGATATAAAATGCTAAAAGCGTTTCAAATATCAGTTTTAAATCACTTAACAACTAGTCAAGAGCCAATCCCCGACGGAGACGAAAGCTTTATCTATTGGTTTAATAATGTAGTAGTAGAGCTTAATAATACTTTAAATTAATTATATTTAATTAGTGAATAGGAATATAGTAAATGATTTTTATTATATGGCTCTCCAAGATTTATCTGAAGGGGCTTCTATAGACGATTTAGAAAAAGCGATCGCCTACTACGAGGCCCTAGAAGATTACGAAGCCTGCGAAGGTATTCTTAGAGCAATTAAAGAAGTAAAAGAAAGTACTATTAACTCAATAAAACTTAAAATAAATGAAATTAGA